TGGGAGCCCGAAACGGTGATCGTGGAAGCAAAAGCTTCTGGACTTCCTTTGACAGATGAGTTAAGATCTGCAGGTATACCTGTCGTGAATTATACTCCGAGCAGAGGACAAGATAAACACGTTAGGGTAAACTCGGTGGCACCAATGTTCGAAGCTGGACAAGTTTGGGTACCAGACGAACGATGGACTGAGGACGTTATAGAGGAGTGTGCGGCTTTTCCTTTTGGCGATCATGATGACTACGTTGATTCTACAACACAAGCTCTCATGAGATACCGTCAAGGCAATTTCATACAACTTCCCGATGACTACTACGATGAACCACGGCGCGTGGAACACAGGGAGTATTACTAATGAATAATTTAAATGAAGCATTAACCAAATTAAAATCAAAAAAGAAAGATAAAAAAATTAAAGGTTTTAAAGATGGCGGTATGGTTGTTAAAGATAAAATCGTAGCAATCGACACATCACCTAACAGCGGATTAATTACAGTAAAGGGTTTTGGCGCAAGCCGAAGAACCTAAATGAGTTTTAACAGTTTTCAGTCAGCCTTATCGCACACCCCTGACTGGGATAGCCGTATGGCGGTGCAAGCCGCCATTACGGTGTAGGAATAATTATGGCAGATCCAAAAGTAGGAACATCTATTGTAAGCGTAGGCGAAGTCTTTGAAGCTATCAAAGATCCAAGCTACGTTAGAGACACCACGAGAATAGAAAATTTAAAAAAAGGCTCTAATGTAACAAGAAGCATGGGCTATGAAAATCTTTTTGAAACATTTGAAAAAAAAGGAATTAATAAAGCCACTATAAATAATTTTAAAAATATTCCAGAAATAACTGATTACTTAGATAAAGACGGTAAACTTAATGACACTAAACTTAATAAATATAATAAAGATTTAAAAAAATTTAGATTAGAGGCATTTAAAGGGTTAAGTCCTAAAGATATTAGAACTATCGAAAGTTCTGGTTTTCTTTCTCAGTTTGCAAAAGATCAACGACTTAAAATAATAAATTCAGGCGGGAAGTTTAATCAAAAAAATTTAAATAAAGTTTTAGATCAAATGTTTGATTTTACATTCAAAGATTTAGACACAGCAGTAGGCGTTAAGGATCCAAAAATTCAAGATAAAAAAATAACTGATGCAATGAATAAAGTTAACGCCAACAAAAATATTCCAGCTGCTCAAAAATTAAATATTAAATTTGGTTTATCACAAGTTGATAAACTAGTTAAAATGGGTAATTCTCCTGCAGCTAGGAAATTACTAACTGCCATTATAACTCTTGCGCCTAAAGGATTATTTGGTATGGACTTGTTAATCCCCACAAAGATGGGTAGCGGTGAACTTCCAAAAGAGGGGACACCCGAATACGAACAGCTCATGAAAGACATGGGCAAAAACCGAGGAGGCATGATGGATATAAACTACATGACAAGACCACTAGGCTACAAAGAGGGAACTCGTGATGGAGAGCTAGTTGGCGACCAAGAAAAAACACAAGTTGGAGCAATAGACACTTTAAGAAGCCTTGCAGCTTCAGAGGTATACAACTCAATGATGAGTAGGGAGGGTGTTGACGCCACTAAAATTGCTGGTGATTTTTTAAGAAATCAAGGCATACCGACTAACGATCAATCAATGGGTGCTATTATAAATCTTTTAAACACTCAAATTATTCCACAAGAACAATTAAAACTAATGAAAGAAGGTCAATCTGATTTAGGAAAAGGAATGGATGCAGCCTCTAGAGGGATAGAGGGTTTATTAGACATGTTAGGTATTTCTGAATCTAGAAAGTTTAGAGACATGGACAGAAACATCTTGAAAGAATTAAAAGATTTAAGAAACTAGTAATATGGCAATAGAAAAGAATAATCCAGACGATCAGATTGATATTCAAATAGAACCTGATTCAGCGCAAGAAATACAACAACCTTTAATGGAAGGTGATGCAATGATCTTGGGCGATGGTTCTGCAATTGTCAATCCTGTAGAAGATACTTCAGAACAAGGAGCGTTTAACGCAAATCTTGCAGAGTTAATACCTGATGATGAACTAGAAGCTTTGTCCTCTGGTTTAATGAGCGATTACGAATATGATAAAGATGCGAGATCTGATTGGTTAAAATCTTACACAGATGGATTAGACTTACTAGGATTTAAATACGAAGATAGATCAAAACCTTTTGCTGGTGCAAGTGGTGTCACACACCCTTTACTAGCAGAAACAGTCACACAGTTTCAAGCACAAGCTTACAAAGAATTACTTCCTGCTGAAGGTCCTGTTCGAACACAAATTGTAGGTGAGATAAATCCACAAGTAGAAGAGCAGGCTCAACGAGTTAAAGAATTTATGAATTATCAAATAGCTTATGAAATGGAAGAATATGATCAAGAGCTAGATCAAATGTTATTTCATTTACCACTAGCAGGTAGTTCGTTTAAAAAAGTTTATTATGATGCAGTTAAAGGAAGAGCAGTTTCTAAATTTGTTCCTGCAGAAGATGTAATCATTCCATACAATACAACTGACATGGAATCTTGTGAAAGAATAACTCACGTCGTCAAGATGATGGGTAACGAGTTACGCAAGAAACAAGTAGGCGGTATGTATCGTGATATAGATATTTCTGAAAGCCCTGTTGACAAAAATGATGCAGGTCAAAAGTATGATGAATTAGATGGTGTAACAGAAACATACAATGCAGAAGATATTGTGTTGTTAGAGTTTCATTGCGATTTAGACATACCAGGTTTCGAAGATAAGAACGCGACAACGGGAGAACCAACTGGTATTAAATTACCTTATGTGGTCACTGTTGACGAAGGTTCTGGAAAAGTCTTATCTATCTATCGCAACTATGCAGAGGGAGACATTCTACGAAAAAAGATTCAATACTTTGTTCATTACAAGTTTTTGCCTGGCCTTGGCTTTTATGGCTTTGGTCTTATACACATGCTTGGTGGACTATCAAGAACAGCTACATCTGCTTTAAGACAACTTATTGATGCAGGCACATTATCAAACTTACCTGCAGGATTTAAGGCAAGAGGATTGCGAGTTAGAGATGATGATGAACCTTTACAACCAGGTGAGTTTAGAGATGTAGACGCACCAGGAGGAGCAATCCGCGAATCCTTAATGTTGATTCCTTACAAGGAACCTAGTCAAACTCTTTTTGCTTTACTAGGATTTGTTGTAGACGCAGGTCGAAGATTTGCATCTATAGCAGATAATAAAATGGGCGAAGGATCTCAAGCTAATCCTGTTGGCACAACAATGGCTATTATGGAACGCGGCACGAAAGTGATGAACGCTATACATAAAAGATTACATTACGCACAAAAAGTTGAATTTAAATTACTATCTAAAGTTTTCGCAGAAAGTTTACCTCCTGAGTATCCTTACGCTGTACGTGGTGGCAACAGAATTATTAAGCAACAAGATTTTGACCAACGCATTGACATACTCCCAGTATCTGATCCAAACATTTTTTCTATGGCGCAGCGCGTTACTCTAGCGCAAACACAATTACAAATGGCATCTTCAAATCCTCAAATGCATAATATGCACGAGGCATACAGAAGAATGTATCAAGCATTAGGCGTTAGAGATATAGATATGATTTTACCACCTCCTCAACAACCTCAACCCGAAGATCCAGGAATAGAAAATGCTAAGTCTTTACAAATGTTAGGACTAAAAGCGTTTCCTGGTCAGGCACATCAAGCACACATAGACGCTCATAGAGCGTTCATGAGTTCTTTTTTAGTTGCAAACAACCCACCTACCATGGGTATATTGCAAGCACACATTTCTGAACACATTGCACTATTAGCAAGAGAAGAAGTTACAAAGAAAAATGCTCCACTTATCGAACAAGAAGCACAAAAAATGGGTGGAATGTTGCCTCCAGAGCTCTTACAGCAGTTTCAACAACAAAATGAACTTCAGATTGCACAAAGAATTACCGAATTAACTAATGAAATGGTAAATGAAGAGCAAGAAATGATGAATAAAGACGATAAAGACCCGTTAATTAACTTAAAACAGCAAGAATTAATGCTCAGAGCTCAAGAAGTAAGACAAAATAGAGAATTAGCGGAGCAAAGACTAGATTTAGACCTAGAAAAACTTAATTTTGAAGGCAAAAAGTTAGAACAAAAGGATAATATTGATAAAGAACGCATACAAAGTCAAGAAGACATAGCAGATTTACGAGCTGAAGTGTCTTTAACGTCGAAAAGAGGTAAATAATGGCAAACGGTAAACTAAGTCCAAATATAATTAAGCTTTTAAAAAGAAAATACAGAAGACCTCCAGGCACAAGAGTAGGTGACACAAAAAAGATATCGCAAATGTTGAAAAAGGGTGCTAACATACCCACATATATGGCAAGCAAAGGTGGACATGTTAAAAAAAGAACAAAAAAGAAAACTAAAAAGTAGTGATCCAAAAGAAATCTTAGATGAAGCTTTTAATTTTGCTGCAAAGTATCCTAATGATCCTATGGCTCTTAGTGCCTCGCTCATGGTTGTAGCAAAAACTATCTATCTAAATATTTTAGGCCCTGAACAAACTCAATATATGATGGACGCTTTTGCAAATGGTATTGACAACTATGAAGTCAAAAAAGCAACACTACATTAATGTCTATCTGTAAAAATTGCGGACACGAGTGTCATCACAGTAACGGTGGATCTTGTCATTGTGGTTGCGCTGATTGTAAACATGATGTACAAGAGGCAATCAACAAACTTAATAAGGTTTTGACTTTAACTGGAGATTCAGAATTAGAGGTTGTTTTTGAATCTGACTTTAGTTTAACAGAGCACTAGGAGGTTAACATGAAATTGGTAAAAGATGTAATTGAATGGCTCAAAGAATGGAATGATTGGAACATGAAAGACTGGATTAAAGCTGGTTTTGTTTGTGCAATCGTTTTAGTCGTACTGTGGAAGATGGGCGGAGCCTAAACCATGGTCTGGCAACTATTAGCTAAGCCCTTACTTGGCGTCGTCGCTGACGGCGTCAGGGGTTTTGTGGAGACAAAAAAAGCAAAACAAGAATTAGCTGTCACTGAAATCAAAGCAGCTAAAGCTATTAAAGAACAGCAGATCGCAGGAAAAATTAGCTGGGAGGCTTCAGCGGTCGATCAAATGAAGGGGAGCTGGAAAGACGAGCTAATTTTAATATGCCTGTTGGTTCCGGCGGTGGCAGTCTTCATACCCGGATGGACACCACATATTAAAGCGGGTTTTGAAGCCTTACACTCACTCCCTGATTATTATAAGCATCTCTTATATATCGCCTGCTCGGCGAGCTTCGGCATCAAGGGCGCGAAAGGAGCTATGGGACTAATCACTAAAAAGAAATAAAGAATGGATACAGTGTACATAGTAGATAAAATCTACAAAATAATTAGAACTAGACAAAGTCAAATAACTCAGTTAATAATCAGTAATCAAGTCAAAGATTGGAATGAATATCAAAATCATTTAGGTCAGCTTGATACATTAAACTATATTGAACAGGAACTCTCGGACCTGCTTAAAAAGAAACAGGAGCAAAATGAGTAATTTAATTTTACCAGTGCATGTTGCGAAAGCAGTGCAAAAGAAACAAAAAGAAAAAGAAGAAGAAAAAAAAGAATCAACAAAATTACCTGAACCTACAGGTTGGCGCTTATTAGTATTACCTCACAAGGGT